CCTAAAACCCTCTTTGCTAGTGCTTTAAAGTAGTTATAGCTTTGTACCATCAATTTTGGTTTGCTCATTTCTGTATAGTTTAATTACTCCGTAATATGTATCTTGCCCTTTTTCTGATCTAATTCGCATAACGTCAACGTCATCTAGTTCGACTTGATCAAGGTCGAGCACATATTCCAAAACCCCCTGCTCGTTGTAAACTTCTATAATAGGTACGTCATAACCTACTAGCTGTGCTAGTTCGTCATAAATCATTTCGTAGCTCTTTTAATCTTTTTGTAATATGTTTTTTAACACCCTTGATTGTATAATATATGCTTATGCGACTAATTCCTGTTTTTGCAGATAAACTTGTATATGTATATTTCTTGCAATTTTTGTCACCAAGTACATATAGCTTAAAAAGTTCCCTGTCGTACCAGTACAGCTCTTTAAGTATTTCATCAATTAAATCGCTGTCTTCTTTAATATATAAATCGCTGTGCTTCTGTTTTTTATCATTGTAACTTTTGCTACCATCGTGGAATAGTATATGCTCGTAAATCTTTACGTAAGTATAATAGTATCTGCTGTTTTTGCTAAAATAATTTAGTTTGCACATTCTATTGAAATAACGGTATATGTCTCCAGAAGCTATAAGGTCGTTAACTTTTGCTTTTGGCATTTCGAGTAGCTGTAAAAAAACCTCTTGTGTGAGGTCGTCTAGGTACTTTGCAGGAATAAAGTTTCTTGCAATGTTCTTTAATTCAATACATAGCTTGTCGGTAAGCATGTCACAATACTAGCAAAATAATTGTATTATGCAACATTGTTGAAAAGTTTTTGTTAACTGTTAATTGTTAACTAATAAGGTTTTGTAGTTTTTCTTTGTACTCTTTGATCAATTCAATAAGCTCTTGTTTAGAGTACTTTAAACTTGATTTGCTGAGTTTTACAAGGTCGTCTACTGTCTCACGTCCATAGTCAGCAATTAACTTCTGTCCGAACATGTATTGCTCTCCTTGCCTAAACATGTTACATGCAACGCATTGTGGTTTGCAATTCTGCTCGTGCCATCTGGTGCTAGTGTGTCTGCGTGACTGAAAATGACCGCACTGCATTTCTTTGACAGGTTTTACAACTCCGCAGGTGTAACATTCTACATTGCCGATGTCGTCTGCATAGTACCAACGTATGTATTTGCTAAATACTGCGTCTAGTTCTTTTTTAAGTTGTCCATGCGTTTTAGCCTTTCTTGCCATTCCTTGTTTTTTTGATCTGCTCGATGCTCAAAATAAAGAGTTAAAGCAGTCCAAGCTATTGCAAGTATAAGTATAATTATTGAAAATATAAAAAGTGGTTTCATTTTGTAATCTGATTAAGCCAATGTTTTAGTTTTCCTATTGCATGATTAGTCCATGTAGTGTTGAATGTTTGTATCAATTCCAGAGTAGGTATCTCCATTGTAATTTCTGCAGGTTGTACAAAAGTATCCCTGTTTTCGTCAGCATCTGGATCAAGTTCTGGTTTGACTTCATGAACGTAATATGCTTGAAAAACTATAAATGTTCTGTTACCGTCTACTTGTATGCTATTTATTTGTGCTATTTCTGTGTTAATTTTTCTCTCGTCCATTTTTTAGTTGTTTTGCTTTTTGTATTGTGCTTCCTATTTTTTTTACATTTTCTGTATGTGCTTGATAATCAGTTAACAAACCTTGTTGACGTTTGAGCTGTGCACTTTTTTTGTAATCTTTAAGCCAGACGTTCCATGTCCTAACATTGACAAAACAGCTTGTGCCCTCGTCTCCGTTTCTAATTCCTTTGCTAATTGCAAAGCGTACCTCGTCTAATTCCATACGTCCGTAATTGTGTGCTAAATCATCTGCTAATAAACTGCCCATCAATGCAATAGTTTCTGGTGCAGGCTTCTGTCCTAGCTCCATGTATGCTTGACTAACTATGCTAACACATTCAGATTGCAACAATTTTTTGTGGTTTGCGTATAAGTACCATACTTGCTTAGTCTTGTCCATTGATAATATCTTGTGCTTTTTGCCAATTAGTAATTTGTTCCTGCACCTTGTTAGGTGTTTTCTGCATAGCTCTTTCGTCTATATTTCTTTGCCATGTTTGTAATCTTTTTCCGATCTCAAAAACAGGCTGCATTTCAAAACGCATTTTTGTTCTACTTTTGTTTTTTTCCGTCCAATACGAAATAAAGCCATTTAAGACAGTATCGTCGTATTTTGATACATACACCCAGACCTCGTCAAAAAAGTCACTAAAACGCTCCTCTATGCCCTTTTTAGGCACTTTTGTATCACTACTTTGATATTGGCGAAACTTTACAACAGTAACAACTGTGTTTTTAGTATTGCTGTCTAATTTAATATAGCCAAACTCTTTAAGTCGCATTAACCGATCATAAACTGTAGTCGGTGGTATGTTCAACTCTTGACTAGCGGAGTTTCGTCCTGTGACAAACTGCCCTGCTTTCAATTTTCTACCGAATACTGTTTTAGGTTTAGTATTTGCTCTCAACAAACACCAGACAAAAACCTTAAGCAATTCGCCATTTTCAAAAACTCCGTTGTCAAGTATTTTTCTGTACAACTTAATGTAGCCACTCATTAGGTAAACATTTTAAGTTGCTTTGCTTCTTCTGCGTCCTCTGGGAACGAGTAAACCGCAATGCTAGTGTTTTTACCGAGCCTTGTTTTTACGCTTTTGTACTCTGTATAAAAATCGTAGCCATGATCATTTTTTAGCTCCCAGATACGTGTGGCTAATCTGGTAATGCCATACTCCATGATAGCTTGCCAACTTGTAATTGTTTTGTGCTCTTTTAAGTGCTGTAAAATAACGTCTCTCTGTGTCATTGTTTTAGTATTTAATTAAATTCCTAGTAGTTTACTTTCTTTTTCTAAAGCAGCCATTTTTCTATCTATATTTTGCTGCTGCTTTTTTAATTCATCTAATTGCTCAAACCAAGTAATTGTATCTTTACTTTTGAATACGCTTTCGCTATCGTTCATATATCTGTCGTACACCTCTGTATATAGCTGATTGTACTCTGGATAAATACGATTGTCGCTCATATATTGCTCATGCTTTTTCTTGTAGAAATAAAAGCTAGTCCTATCTCTGTTCATAAGATCACAAGCTTTTGCAATATCAACTCCTAAGTCGCAAACTATAAAAGCACCCACTACCTGCCTAGCAAGTGATATGTTACGCTTTCTGTCGCTACCGTCTATTGAGCCGAAAGGTATTTGCATGATGTCCTCGGCTATGTATTTAATTTTGTTTATTTCTTGTTGTATCATAGTATCGCTTCTTTACAATGTTTACACCTGCCATAGTCCTCAATAATATCTGCACCACAGCAGCCGCTATATCTATTGCAATAATCTTTTAAAAAATCTTTTCTTGTAAATTTTTCATAGGTTGAGTATTCTAAATCTTCATAGTCGTAAGCAACGTCAGTATCTTTGTCGATCAAATATAAGTTCATTTTGTAATCGCCAAGTTGAACGTCTTCAAGACAAAAGCCTAGTGCCTCTACGTTAGCTTGTATATCTTTTTCGCACCACTCAAAAGGTGCACGTGAATAATCGCTATCGCAGTAACCTATGTCGCTACCTGCTCTCATGATTAAAAGGGTAGGTCTTCGTTAGTATCTACAAATACCTCGTCTTGCTCTATTTCAGTATGTGCAGAAATAGCAAAAGCATTTGCACTTGTATAATACTTGCCATTGTACTCATTACTTGACAAACTGAAAGATACGTCTAGCTTTGTGCCTACAGCAACTCCATTGATCTGTGCAACATTTTTCTCGCCAAATAGTGTAAAGCAAACCTCTGGTCTGTATTCTGCACCTGTATCAAGTACAAAATCTTGCTTAATCCAATCTTTGCCTGCCTTTGTTTTTCCTGTTTGCGGCTCAAGTACCTTGACTAGAGTACCGCTAATGTTTAATGTCATATAGTTTGTTGATTTTTTGATTTTTTAAATGCTTCTGCTTCGTCCTCGCCATACACATCGCCTACTGCATACAGCCCTGCTAACTTCAATACAGCCCTGCTCATTGCTCGTTTCTCTGCCATCTCCATAACATACCAAGTATTGCAGTTTCCTGTCTTGAAATCTCCTTTTAATGCAGAGCCAAAAGTTTGTATAATACTATCATCGCCAATTCTAGCCATTGCTTGCACTACTGCAAAATCTGGTTTGCACTCAATAACTTTGTATTGTATTTCAATTCCTCTGTTGGCTTGTATTTTATCAATACCTGCTCTGGTGATAATCTTATAATGTTTATGGTTATATACGTCTTCGGCTGTAAGTCCGTTCTCTTCGTATAACCTGTTGAGCATATCTTGTTTTGTCATTTTATTATCTGGATAAAGTTATAAATTAGTTCGTGTCCTTTGTATGTAAACGCTAGGCAAAATACCGCAGCAATAAACATAACACCGCAAAAAGCGATTAGTGGGTTTTCTTCTTGCATGATCTTTTTATTTCTGTTTGTAATTTTTCTAATCCTTTGATGCACTCCTCTGAAACCTTGATAGCACCTTGAAAATAGTCTTTGCTACCTTGATCAAGGTTAACTTGTGCCTCGATTTCTGCTTCTTCGTACATTTTTAATCTAGCTTTGAAATGCATTAGCCTATGTTCTAGGTAAAACATAACTGTTCCAACCGATACTCGCTCTACGTTTAAGTAGGTTTTCTCTGTAAGTTCTCTGAAATAATCTTTGCTTAATTCCATAATGTTTAATTTTGTATAAAAATAATTAGTATTTAGTTAATTAACAAGCTTCTGTTAGTATATTCATTTGCTCAATTTCTCTAGGTCTAAATATATGCTGCACCTCTGCTTTGTTTGCAATATGTTTTTTTGCATCTATATAATAACTCCAGTACGCTTGCACACTGCAATCTGTTTTGTACTGATCTGGCATACATTGTGGGGGTTGTGTAAATGGTAAATCTGGAATACCTGCAGGTGCATTACACAATACTTGTCTAGTTTTTACAAATGTTCTGTGTATTTTACCATAACGTTGGTAGTACTCTATATTGATTGCAACAAAATAACTGTATAGCCATTTGTAATTTTCATAGCTTGATCTTGCCCAGATAGTGCTAGGGTGGTTGACGTATGCTTTTTTGTAAGGAATATAGCTTGTGTCTAAACCATTTTGCTCTGCAATAATATGGTGTGCAGTGCATAACATTTGAGCAGTTTCTAATATCATTTTGACAACATGCTTATTGTATAAATAAGTAGGTGCTTTGTGTGGATCGGTGTGTAAATAAAATATGTTCATTGTTTTAGTAAATTATTGTACAAATATACAATGTTCTAGGTTTCTGACAAGTTAAAGTTAAAAAAGTTTGTAAAAAAAATGCCCTATCTCTAGGGCACTCTTGTTACTAACTGTAAATTCTGAAAATATCGTCTAACGCTTGTATAGTTTCGCTTTGACTTTCAATTTGTTTTTCACGCTCTGCAATCTCATTTAATACTGCAACCCATCTGTCCTCAAGAAAACAGTTGCCGTCATTTGTATAAATGTTGTAGATCAAACTGCCAATGCGATCTTCGCACTCGTCAAACACGTCCTCTGTTTCATAGTCGATAGGTATGTTTTCTCTGTATTGTAAATTATAAGCAGTTAGGTTAGCTACGTAACCATACCAGATTGCTCGTTCTTCTTTTTCGTTTTTTGCCCACTTCTTTGCTAAAGTGTTTATTGCTTTTCTTGAAAATAATGATACTGACATTTGTTTTAGTATTGTGGGGGGTTTTGACACCCCCCTAGTTAATTTATGATTTGTAATAGTTTTGCCACTCTTTATCTGGATGTAAATACCAGTAGTCTGTGTCTAGAGCTACCCAAGCCTCGCTCTCATCGTTGTCTAGCGTATGATCAATATAAATGATGCCCTTGTTTACTAAGCTTGAAACTACACCTCGTATTTTTCTCATGCTAATTCCTGTATACTTAGATAAAGCTTCGACATTGACGTCAGTAAAACCAGGCTCTGCATATAAGTTATCAATTAGTTTTTGTAAAACCTGTGTTTGTAATTCTGTTAAATTTAAATCTTGCATTGTTATAGTTTGAATGATTATGGTACAAACATACTATGCTTAAACGTTTCTCACAAGTTTTTGTTAGAAAAGTTTTGTATTTTTTTTATTTTATATCTAGTAAATAAATATAAAAAAAAGTTAATAAGTATGTTTATTATTGTTTGTGACGGGCAGTTGTCGGAATTACAACTCCATGAGTATATTTATAGGTAGTGTACCGTTGTCTTTGACTACAACGCAACCGATTGCAGGCTTTTTACCTGCTTTAGCATAAGCCATTGCATAGCTTTTTTGATCAGTACCGCAGCCAACTTGTGTGCCAAAC